CAGCTAATGATAGCGCTAGCGTTCCGCCTGTCTGAAGGAGGCAATGTCCGTATGTAGGTCGGTGTTACCACCTCTCCTGCATAGGCATCGCAACCACAAGATTCTCTGAACTGTCCGGTCCAGAAACTCTTGTTGGTATTCACTTTGCACCCAAAAGTGCAAAGAGCCTTCATGACAGCTTCAGCCGCGGCTACGGGGATGATTATATCATCACCGTAGACGTAGACCTGGGATGCGTACTCGCGTACGGATCCTTCGGTCACTGGTCGGCCGTGTTCCATATGAAGAGCCGTAAGTACAACCGTGAGGAAGTACATCGACTCAACTGGGAAACACGTAGCTGAACCCATAGACGCGAACTTCTTAAGGTGAATCACTTCACCGTTGGGAAGTTGCGCCCGTCGACTGCGGCATGATTCAAGAGCGTACCTGAGAACAGGTACATCCTGAAGCATGCGCTGGACAAGTCTCAAAGAGACCCTGTCCGAAGCAGCTGAAAGGTCTAGCGTCGCTAGACTTCCATCTGCAGACGACGACAACGCTAACGATTGATTCACAGTCTGATCCGTGAAGATCACGTGTCCGGCTGTAAATCGACCTCTCTCAATCCTCTTAACGAGGTATTGAAGGAGGGCCTGCTGTGCATATTGCATGCAGACAGGCTCAATAGCGATGATACGGGGTCCCTTGAGCGTCTTAGGAACAAGAGTAACCCGGACAGGTTCCTCTTGATCCCCAGGTATGAGATCAATAGACTCAATACCTTCTTCAGGATCCATCATATGCTCAGCTGAGCTGAACAAATGGAGATCCATCGGAAAGTACTGTTCTAATCTCTCATACCAGACCTTGTGTGCGTACTTCTGGTTACCAGACTTACGTTCACAAGTAGCTCCCGGACCATGCTTGGGCATAAGACAGAACATGGCATCTTCGATGTCATGAAATGTCGGTACCCAGAGCATGCGACTCACCTCTTCGAAAATTCGAAGAGATTCAGA